TTGACAAACTTGACTAGAAATGCATTACAGGGTAAAATTCAAAGTACAATCTCTTCCTATTTTGCAGCAAACTCTGGTAAATTTAATGCTACAATTAGAAAGTCTAAACTTGAAGCGCAAGTTGATGCTGCTGATCCTTCTATTTTGGGTTCCAATATTGACATTAAAATGTCTGCTAGATTTACTCCTTTAGTAAACCCAGACAGTGGTTCCTTTGTCAGAACAGATTATACAATTAATTTCATTAATGCTATTGAATCTCCTTTGATGACTGTGCCTAGTATTACTAGTGATAGATTTGTTGTAAATGGTGTTTCTTGTACAGTTAGAAATGCTCCTTTACACTCAACTACATTACAAGCAGTTGATAGACAGGGCAATGTTGTTATTTCAAGTATTGGTAACTATGAACCAACTACAGGTAAAGTTAATCTTGTAGGATTCTTACCAGAATCTATTGCATCTGGAAATTCATACTTAACTATTACTGCTACTGCTGCTGATGATAGTGTGTTCAAACCATTAAGAAATACTCTAATCTCTATCGGCACAAATACTGCTGTTGCTACTTCAGATACTAATGACGCAACAGCTGTTGTAGGTGTGACTAACTAACAATGTCTAATATTAAAACTCTCTCTGACTTAAATAGATTAAATGTTGACTTGAAAGAATCTCAGGTTGATACGATTGTACCTGAACATTTTAAAGAACAATATCCTAAGTTAGTAGAGTTTCTGAAAGCATACTATGAGTATATTGATGGTGAAGATGGTATTGCTCATGACTTAAAGAATATCTTTACTGCTAGAGACCCAGAGTCTACTTCTGAAGAATTTTTAAATTTACTGTTTCAGGAAAAGTCACCAAGTTTTGGTGTATCCAAATTTCCATCTCCTAGATTTGCACTTAAACAGTTGCCAAGTCTTTATAAGATTAAAGGCACAAACGTTTCTATTGATTCATATTTTAGATATTTCTTCCAGCAAGATGTTGAAAAAATATTACCTAGAAATGATATGTTTATTGTTGGACAGAGTAGAATTGGTGCTGAATCACTAAAGTTCATTCAAGATTCTTATTTCTATCAAATCTTTTCTATTCTTATTAAAAGTTCTATTCCGGCAACAGAATGGTTTGATTATTATAAGACATATCTACACCCAGCTGGTTATGCTATCTTCACTGAGACAGCCTTTGAACCAGTTGTAAGTATGTTTGGAAGACCACTTACTGAAATTATTACAGACTCTGATATTGCTGCTTCTGCTGCATCTATTATTGTTTCTGATGGTGAAACTGAATTTACAAGTCTTACGTCTGTCACTGCAATTGATAGTGATGCACAGAGAAGATTTGCTGTTAGTCGTGGATTTGACATTTATCAGACTGATGCAGAAGATTCTGATATCCTCAACAATTCCCTTTACAATGGTCAGTATATCTCTATTGCAGACCTTCTTGATCCTAACTCTAGAAGATTCAGTGATAGTGATAATTCTGCTGAAATTGCATACAATATGTCTGACTCTTCTGGTATTACAATGGATGAAGATAGTGGTACATTTGATACTATCGGATTTATTCCGGGCATTAGATTCTCTAGCACAACCGAAACTATGGATGAAGCCATCTTCCCATTCTACAATGATTCTGGTTTAGATTCGGCAATTGGTCCATATGTTTGATATAAATAAATTTACGGGTTTTCATAGGAAATAAAAAATGGCAAGCACACTAGATGTATTAGACTCAGATAACGTTCTTAATAGAGGCACGGTTGCTAACGACAATACCGGTGACACTCTAAGAAGTGCTGGTCTTAAAATTAACAATCAGTTTGAGAATGTTGATAGTGCTATGTTCAATACATCATGGGCAGTATGGCCTGCTGGTGTAAAAGAAAACAATTCTGTTCTGCGTTATAATGGTTCCAAGTTTGTAGGAACAAACAACGTCAAGATTGACTCTGATGGTAATACTACAATTTCAGGGACATTAGATGTAACTGGTGCTGCAACATTTTCTGATAGTGCAAGAGTTACAGGATTATTAAATGTAACTGGCACTGCAACTTTTGGTGATAGTGCATCATTCGCTGGTAGTGTAAACTTAGCTGATAATGCTGTTCTTAATATTGGTGATGGTAATGACCTTCAAATTTACCACGATGGGTCAAATACTTATATTAAAGATGCTGGAACTGGAAATCTAGTTTTATTGTCTAATAACTATAGTCTTAAAAATGCTGCTAATAACGAACAAATTATTTCTGCTGTAGAAGACGGTGCTGTAGAACTTTACTATAATAACACTAAAAGAATTGAAACTACAAATGTTGGTGGAACAGTCACGGGGGCGTTATTAGTTTCCGACTCTGCTACAATTAATAGTAACTTGACTGTAGATGGTAATATTGTATTAAGTGATTCTGATGATATTACTATGCCAGACCGTTCAATGATTAAACTTGGCACAGACAGTGACTTTGCTATTCATTTTGATTCTAATAATCATGCAGTTATTGAAACTACAAAAGTAAACACTCCACTAGTCTTCAAGCATAATAATGTTGAAGTGATGAGGCTTACAGATGGTGAAGTAAATATAACAGGCAATCTTACAGTAAATGAAATTGACTTTGGTGTTAGTAATTATGAAAGAGTGTTAGTGGCATATGGTTCAACTCCTTATGATGTTAGTTTAATTGACAATACTAGTTACTTAGCAAATCCTGCATTTCTTTTAGATGATACTTGGGATAGTGTTCCTGTAAATACTGGTGTTTTCAATTGTACAAAAAATGTAACACAGATAAGAGATATAATTGATGGATTTGTTGACTCCGACAGATCAAGTAGATATGAATATGCTGTAATCTTATACGGTTGCTTCGATGGCTCAAGCACTGCTTATGGTGACGCTTACATTTTTGGTGAAATCGCTCAGGCTCAAGATTATTCAAACGGCTTGATTAATGGCACCGGTTTTTATTTTCAAAACGGAGGCGTCAGGGAATACTCTTTTTTGAGAGATGCTATACGGCCTAGTGAAATGTTAGGAGATAGTAATTTAGGGTTTACTACCCGTTCAAGTGGTAGATATCCGCAAGGTGGTGTTCTCCAAACGGATGTGCCAATTTCCAATGGTGATGCTATCAATTTTGCTGTAGAAATTTTTGAAAGAAAACTAAGGGTAATTAGTCTGGACGAAATAGATGGGACTGGTTTGAGTCAAATTGTATGATAAATATAACTAAACAATTCAATGTGTAAGTAGGTAAAATGGCAAAACAAACTTTAGATATTGGAACAAATGCCAATGATGGCACTGGTGACACACTGAGGTCTGGTGGAGAGAAGATCAACGATAACTTTAATGAGTTATATTCTACTCTTGGGGGCAACAGTATTGTGACTAATGGTATTAATGCTTCCTATGCCACTCAAGAAATGAACGGAGATGGCACTGTAAACGATTCTGATACTTTAATTTTGTTTAATATTGCTGATCCAGGAACAATTGCTGCAACTCTTAGTGATGGCACATCAATTGGACAATATAAGATCTTTTTGAATAAGAATGATGGTGTAGCAACAGTCACTCCAACAAACTTTGCAAATGGCACAAACTTCGCACTAAGTCAATATGGTTCTGCCCAAGCAATCTGGGAAGGTTCAAATTGGTATTTAATCGGGCATAAAGATTCGGCCGATACCGACGTAGTAATTACATAAGAAGAGATAAGAAATGGTAGCAACAGTAACTACAGACACTAAGCAATTAGTAGTAGAAAAATTAATCGAGGACTTACAAGCAGACTCTAATAACTACTATTTGGGTATTGGTAAGTCTGATGCATGGAATGAAACAGATACTGCTCCAACATCCATTACCGATATTGAAACAACAAAGAGAGACTTTAGAGATAATCTACAGTCTATTCAAAAAATTGCTTCTGTAAGTTTCGTTGCTAAGAGATACAATTGGTCATCTGGCACAATCTATCAGCCTTATAGAGATAATCAAACTTCTGCACAGAATGGCCAGTATTATGTAATTACTGAATCTAACCGTGTTTATATCTGTCTCAGACAAGGTAAGAACGCTCTGACTGGTGATACAAATACTTCTACTGTAAACCCGGATACTACAGGAACAACTACCTCACCTGTAAAAACTTCTGATGGATATGTTTGGAAGTTCTTGTTTACACAATCTGCTACAAGACTGAGTGCATTTGCTACCTCAAACTTTATTCCTGTTGAAAAGGTTACAGAAACATCTGGACTGAGTAACATTAGACAATCCCAGAAGGATGTCCAAGATGCAGCAGCTGCTGGACAGATTGTTGGATACCGTGTAACTAGTAATGGTACTGGTTATACTTCTGCACCAACTATCACAGTAAATGGTAATGGTAGTAATGCAAGAGCAGTTGCTACAGTTGTAGGTGGGTCTGTTGTCGCAGTTAATGTTGATGATTCTGCCGGAGGTTTCCCATTTGGTGCTGGATACGATCATGCATCTGTTACCTCAAGCGGTGGTGGTGGTGGATCTGGTCTTGTAGTAAAACCTATCATCTCTAAAGGTGGTATTGGTGCTGATCCTAGAGATGATTTAAAATCAACTTCTATTATGTTTAACTCTAAACTTGTAGGTGAAGCTGGGTCTGGCGATTTCTTAGTTGGCACAGGTGCAGACTTTAGACAAGTTGGTATTCTGAAAAATCCAAAAATTCCTACAAGTAGATCCTCTGCTGATTCTGATTTTACAGCAACTACAGGAAGTGCATTAAGAATTCTTACAGTTGGTAGTGGCACTACTCTTAATGCTATTGCAGTAGATAATGTAATTTCTCAAGGTGGCACTGAACCAAAAGCAAGAGCATATGTAGATAAAAATACTACAATAGTTGCAGGTACATCTGCTACAATCTTATATCACCAAAATGAGAATACAGGATTTGTGCCGTTTACTGTCGGAGTGGAGGATTTACTAGACTCAGCAGTCCCTGATAATAAGGGAACAATTGTTTCAGATTCGGATGCTGAAGTCGATCCATTCTCTGGAGACTTATTATATGTAGAGAGTAGAGCTGCTGTTGAAAGAACTACAGCAGGAACAGAAGACATTAAAATTACCATTCAGTTTTAATAAAGGTTAGATAGAAATGGCAGTAACAAAAAATGAAAATACTTTTTCGTCCACCTATAAGGACGATTTTAGTGAAGGTGATAATTATCAGCGAATTCTATTTAACTCTGGTAGAGCGCTTCAGGCAAGAGAACTCACCCAAATGCAGACCATCATTCAAAAGCAGATGGAACGCTTTGGTAGAAATATCTTCAGAGAAGGCTCTGTTGTAATTCCAGGTGGATTAGTCACTGACAATGAAATTCAATATGTAAGACTTCTAGGTACTCCAACACTTTATGTTGGTGATATTCTTACTGAATCTGGAACAGGAATTAAAGCAAGAGTAATTGACTTTATTGCACAAGATGGTTCTGATCCTGCAACTGTTTATGTTGACTATATTGATAGAGGTACAACGGGTGGTGGTTCTACACCAATTGTTTTCTCTGCAAGTGGCACACTAACAAATGGTCAAGAAGGCGGTGATGGGTCCGGCACAGGAACAGTAACTGTTAATCCTGTCACTGACCCTGTTTCTGTCACGGGCAAGGGATTTAAAATCGCTGTTAATGATGGTGCATATTTTATCCGTGGTCTTTTTGTACAGACACAGGCACAAAGCAAAATCATTTCAAAATATTCAAATACTCCTACCACTAATGTTGGATTTTTAATCACAGAAGATATTGTCACTGTAGACGATACCAATGCACTTTATGACAATCAAAACGTTCTACCTAACGAAACTGCACCTGGCGCTGACAGATATAGAATTACTCTCACACTAGCTGCTCAAAGTGAATCTATTATTGATTCTGATACAAACTTTATTATTACTAATAGATTGATTAATGGTGTTGTTCAAAGAGAAATTGATGAAAATACCTATAGTGTGATTGGTAAAGAATTAGCAACTCGCACCTTTGAAGAGTCTGGAAACTATACTGTAAAAAGTTTTGTTCCCAAGTTTAAAGCAAAAGATGCAGATGAATTTACATTAGATATTTCTCCTGGCACTGCATATATAAATGGTTATAGAGTTTCTAGACCACAAAATACTCTCATTGATGTTAATAGATCAAAGACTACTACTGTCCCATTAGAAAATGAAAATATTGTTGCTAACTATGGGCATTATATTATATCAAATGACATTAAAGGTCTACCAAATGTTAGTTCACTTGAACGGTGGAATCTTTATAGTGATTCTGGAGAAGCTATCCATGACTCTAAGATTTTAGGAACAGCTAGAATTAGAAATGTTTTAGAAGATGGTGCTAACTATAGATACCATATTTTTGATGTTCAAATGACTGGTTCCAATAACTTCAGAAATACAGTTAGTATTGGGTTAGACTCCGATAACTATGCTAATCTAGTATTAGAAAACAATAATGCTGTAATCAAAGAGGCAAATAACAATAACGTATTTTTTGCATTACCTAGAATTAGACCTGTAAAGGATACTGGTGTAGAGGTAAATGCTCTCACTGTGCAAAGAAGTTTTACAAAAGTTGCTACCGGAACTAGTTTAACCCTTAATAGTTCAGACCTAAACAGTAGTATTGGTGCGAATGTTACAGGTTGGATTATCACTGATGAAAGTGATGGTGCTATTGTAGACACAACTCCAACATTAGGGGGAACTCCAACTGGTTCAGAAGTTACATATACCAATCTACCGACATCTGGTGGTACATATCAAATTTTGGGATATGTCTCAGTAAGTTTGACAGGTTCAGGACAAAGAGATAAAACTTTATCTGCTCAACTTACTCAAACTTTTAACAATACTAGTGATGTTGAAAGTGATGGTTCTGGACTTAGGTTCTTTACCTTACAGGACTATGACATTTTCAGTTTTGACTCTATTGGTGATGCATCTGGTAATAGCATTTCTAGTAGATTTATTACAGATAATGGTCAAAGAGACAACTTCTATGATAGAGGTAGGGTAATTCTTAGAAGTGGGCAGTCTATTCCAACTTCTACAAAGGTCTACTATAAGCATTTTAATCATACAGGAACAGGTAACTTCTTTTCTGTGAACTCATACCCAAGTGCCGTTGAGTATGAAGATATTCCAACTTATAGATTGCGCAATGGTGCAGAAGTTGAACTAAGAAATGTTCTTGACTTTAGAAGCAAAAAACATACTGATGGTACTTTTAGTGGTGGTGAGGCTTATGTTCATGAACTCCCATCTAATACTGATATTATCTCAGCAGATATTAGTTATTACCAGTCTAGAAAAGATGTTTTGGTTGCAACATCTGAGGGTGCATTAAACTACATTGAAGGTACTCCATCAATAAGTCCAAAGAAACCTGATGTTCCATCTAATGCAATGGAGTTGGCAAACTTCACCTTGAACCCATACACTGATGATGTATCAGATTTAAATGCTACAATTGTTAATAATCGCAGATATACTATGCGGGATATTGGTGGTATTGTTGATAGAATTAATAATTTAGAAGAAGTTGTTTCACTTAACCTGTTAGAACTTGAAACATCTACACTTGAAGTATTAGATGCAAATGGTAATAACAGATTTAAGAATGGTTTCTTTGCTGATAACTTCAAAGACTTTGTATTCTCTGATATTTTCTCTGAGCAATATTCTGCTGGATTGGACCTTGATGAGAATGTTATTATGCCACTTGGCGCACAAAATAACGTGCGTCTTAGATATGATAGTTCTAACACTGGCACTAGCAATACTATCCAAAAAGGTGATTTGCTTTTCCTGAATTATTCAGAAGTAAATGAAATTGACCAAAATGTAGCTACTGAAACTGAAAACGTAAACCCATTTGATGTTATCCTTTATAATGGAACTTTGACACTTTCTCCACAAAGAGATGAGTGGAGAGAATTGACAGTTGTAGGTTCTCAGGCAGCAAATAGAGCATCGTTCCGTAATGATGAGGCGGCAAGAAGACGGTTAATTGAAAGTCTTATCAGACCTAGTGAATTTATCACTGCGGCTGACTTGGGTGCTGAAAACCTTACTATTGGTGTTGGTGACGTTATTGATGACTTTAACTTTACCACTTCAAGTAGAAGTAGAACTCAAGTGGAAGGTAGTAGTAGGATTCTTGAATTTGGCAATTTAAGAAGGGATGGGCGAACTCTTCGGGGCTTTGATGTGGCGGTTACTAGAACAGTTAGAGGTATTTTTGGATCAATTGTTGTTGATCTCTCACTTCTCCCATTTATTCGTTCTAGAAAGGTATTCTTTAGAGCAGAAGGACTTGCTCCAAAAAGAGAACACTTCTTATACTTTGATAGAACACCAATTAAAGACTTTGTAAGAACTGAAGACTTCTTTAGATTCTCTGATAGTGCTGTTCTAAATGACTTTACTGATGGTCAATATCTTGAAGCAACTGAGCATCCTCAAGGAAAGTCACTCCAACTTGTAACTAGTAATACAGGTGTTATTGAAGGGTCATTCTTTATTCCAAATAATGACGCATTGAAATTTGATGTAGGTGACAGAAGAGTTGCGATCATGGATATTGATCAGACAGCTGCAAATTACAATGAAACTGGTTCCAATTCTTCAGCAGTTGCAAACTATTCTGCTCTTGGTATTGATGCTTCTGTTATTAATTTGACATTTTCTTCAACAACTACTACTACAAGAACGATAACTACAACGGTGGAACCAATTGCACAGTCTTTCCAAATTCAAAATGCTGATGGTGGATTTATTACAAGTATTGAAGTATTCTTTGCGACTACTCCAAATTCAATAAATGCACTTGGAGAAGATGATCCAGAAGATAATACTCCTATCAGACTTGAAATTAGACCTGTACAAAGTGGTGTACCTTCCCAAGATACCATAGTTCCTGGTGCCGTTAAAACTTTGACACCTCAAGAGATTGAGGATCAAGGAGGTATACAACCTTTCACTAGTACAGCTACTATTGAACAAGTTCGTGCCAAGCCCACTAAATTCGAATTTGATGCTCCTGTTTACTTACAGGGCAACACTGAATATGCCCTTGTTTTGATTGCTAATACACAAAACTATAATGTTTATGTTTCTAAAATTGATGAATATATTATCAATGACACTTCACAGAGAGTCAGAAAGCAACCTTCTCTTGGTTCGTTCTTTATGTCTCAGAATTCTATTACATGGACACCAGATCAGTTTAGAGATATGATGTTCAGAGTTAATAGAGCAGACTTTACCTCAAGTGGTACAGCTGTATTTGAGAATAGAGCAGTTCCAACTATTAATCCAGGAATCAATCCGATTTCCACAACTAGTGGCGACAGTGATATTGTTATTCTGCTACCAAACTCTGGTTTTGTGAAGAATGATAAAGTTCTAATCTCTGGACTGGACTCTGCTACAAGATATGGTGGTATCTTAGGTAGTACAATCATGGGTGAACAAACTGTTAAGAAAGTAGATGGTAAGTCATTCCAAATCACTGTAGATTCTGCTGCAACAGAAACTTCTTTGGTAGGAGGGGCTTCTGTAGAAACAGAAAGAAACGTTCTGATGGATGAAATGCTTCTGAACTTAAACTCTTTCTTACCTGCTGATACTACTACTCTTAGCACTTCAGCTGAACTCATTGGTCATGTATCATTGGTTACTGCCAATAATGTTACCAATAATGCATACACAGAACTCAGTTCAACTAATGTCACACCATATGAGTTGACTAGATTTGAATCACCAAGAGTTATTGCATCTTCTAGAATTGAAGACATTGAAGCGTTTACTGGAGGTAGAAAGTCTGCTAAATTTACATCTACACTTACCAGTAGTGATAACTATATTTCTCCTGTAATTGATTTGCAAACACTATCTGTTTCTACTGTCAATAACTTGATTGATAATCAGACTGCTGATTCTGCTACTGCTGCTGAACCTAATGTTACATTTAACAATCCTATTGATTTTGTAGCAGACAGTGCAGCAAACTCTGGTTCTTCCTTGTCTAAGCATATCACTATTCCTATCAATCTAGCCGAACCTGCTGTTGGATTGAAAGTCCTGCTTGGAGCAAATAGACCTACAAATTCGTTTATTGATCTTTACTACAGAACATTACCAGCAGGTTCTGATAC